AGAGTATTGGCATTGACAGCAAAAGTAGTAAGTTTACTAATCTCATGTGGTTGAGCAGTATCTTTACTAATTTTCGCCAATTGAAGTGCTGTATTCTGTGCCCAAGAAAGCAAATCTAATATTCCCTCAATATCAGTCATTAAGAATCTTAATGTAGCAGTTTTGGATGTCACTTTTGTTTCTTCGGTTTCTAATTCATCTTCAAATTTAAAATCAATATCTTTCATGAAAATACCTACTTTCTCTTAAATATGCTAGGGATACAAAATGAGGATTATAAGTTTCTTGTATTTTCATCATCATTAAGGCCCACATATAGTCATCTAATAATAAAACTATAGTTCTTAAATCACTCACAACTTACCTCGAGCTTTAAGAAAAGCGACTAATTTAGGTGGCAATAGGCTGATATCGCCTGTGAATTTACGCTCTTTCTTTTTACGCTTAAATCGCTCAGCAAAAAACAAAGCCCCTTCACTGATATGCATAGGGATATTAGGTGTTTTGCTCGTAGAATGCACAGTAATACCTTTGTTTTCATATTCTTCAGGCGGACATTGCTGTATTTCACCACCACGAGCTAAAAATTCTTCCAATGTTTCTTCACGCATATAGTATCCTATAGTGTATAAGCTTATATATTACTTTACATATATAATTAGTTTCGTTTTATTATGGGGTATAATAGATAAGATAGGAGATCAATAATGTCTGATAAGAATAGTTTAGAACGATTGACATTTTGTGTTGACACAAAATTACGTCGCATATATTGGGGCAATATTGATGATGAAGATGGTGAAGATTTTTCATGGAATACAGTTGAAGCTACAATTCGAGCTATTAATGCATTAGCAGCAATTAATAAGAAACCAATTGAATTGTATATGAGCTCTGGTGGTGGTGATGTTAGTGAGATGCTTCGTTTACACGATGTCATACAATCTTGTCCTTGTCAAATTAAGTTTTATGGTGGTGGCACAATAGCAAGTGCAGCTACTTGGATTATGGCTTGCTGCGATGAACGTTACCTATATCCCAATACACAAGTAATGCTACATAAATGGTCAGGCAGTGTCAGTGGTTCTGATATTGACCATCGTATTGATATGCAAGTTGGCATGGAGCTTACCGAAACCTTAAATAGAATATTTGAAGAAAATTCCAAAATGCCTGCAAGTTTTTGGAATGAAATAACACATCGTGATTTATATATTTCAGCTGAAGAGGCGATTACCCTAGGAATTGCAGACAAAATTATACCTTTTAAGAAACGTGGCAACTTACGTCGTGCTAGAATTGCCATTATGAATAAAGATACTGATCCAGCTGAAATGAGAAAATTAGTCAAGAAATTAGGTAAAAGAGTTCATTTACCAAAGACACTTAAAATTGATATTCAAGTTCCCAAAGAAGAATATGATCCTAATGTGATGATTGAAAAAGAAGAAATATTAGAAGAATCGAAAACTACTATACCAGAACCCACTATAAAACTACCTTAATTATTTTTTCCCCATAATTCTTTATGCTTTTTTCTAAGCTGTAATGCTTTTATGATTCTTGTACGAGGATACTTTCCATAACCAGCATATTTTCTATTACCATCGGCAATTTCATAAAATTCACCATCAAGCCATTTATTTAATACCTTAAATTTAGCTGAATAAATGCTATATTTAGGGCATAATCTAAATATAATCATCCATTTATTTTCTTTTAAGGCACATTTAGACTGTAGTTCTCGAATGAAATAAGCAATTGTATATCCTTTACTCATGGTGTTTTTGTCCCCCAGAGTTTTTCTGTATTAAAAAATACACTATATAACCTAGACCCACACACCCTAAGCTATATAGTGCAAACATAATAATTAATGCAATTTGTATATCTGACATATTAATCTTTTTGATAAGTGACAATATGCATATCACCACAATATAAATATGGAATACCTAATTTACTCCACATTTCGCATACATCACGTTTATCATCAATCGCAAAAACTACTTCATATTTAGGTGCAATTTGTTCTTTATAAATCTGTTCTTTTAAAATACTATCAGGAATTGTATTATCTTCAGGTCGCATAATTAATTCATAATCTTGAGTAGGAGAGTGCATAGATAGCCACTCTTGTGCTATTTGACGCCCAATACCATCTTCTCCACGACCTGTAAGATATATAATAACATAATTATTAATATAGAAGTTTTTGACAATATCATAACACCAAGTATTGCGAGGAAGATAAAGCCGGCTTTTATGCCATTCATCCCAATCTACATCCCCAGGATTAGTCCACTTATAGTGACAAGCAATTGGATCATGTACCAATGTGCCATCCAAATCAATAATAATGGCTTTACGCCGCATGACTAACCCTCCAAGATTTATATTCCTCCTCTATGTATATTATACATATTTATTATAATTTTGACAAATACAGTAATAATTAGTAGACTTTAGGCTCTTTACTATTTTCGATATCCTTAACAGCTTTGGCTTCTGTTTCGGGATCATCAAGCTCTTGTTTAAGTCTATTGTCTTTATAGATGCGCTCTAGAAATTGTGCTGTATTTCTGAGGCAGATAGGGTCAGGATCTTTTTTGCCACGATATCGAGTTAAAAGCTCTGCATCTTTATATAATCGCACAATTGCATCTTTTAACTCTTGTCGAGATGGGCAATCAGAAGGTGATATTAAAATGTATTTTCCAATACTCATATTAAAAGCCTATATTGCGTTCACTATCTTTACTGAATTCACGTTTAAAACGCTTACTATGCTCCAATAATTCCTGTGCCACAATGGATAAAGATTTGTCGTGCAATAAACTTCGAACTACTATTTCCTCTACATGGGCTAAACTAAAATTATCATATTTTTCAGATTTAATAGCTTCTTTGTCCTCAAGGGACATAGGGGATTGTAATAGAAATTCCACTAAATCTATTCGTTCTTGTGAGGTAGGAGGATCTAATTCTAACATCAAATCAAAACGCCCAGGTCTATCTGCTAATTCTTTAAGAAGATTCTCAGGATAATTGGTGGTTGCGATGATAAATGTAGGTAGCTTAAATGTTACCTCTAACCCGTCTAAAAGATTTAACATACCTGCATCAACACCACGAGACCCATAATTCCCTTCACGTTCACCACCACCAATATCTTCAATAATCAATACTAATCTAGTACATTTAGGGGTAAATTTGGAATTTACACTTAAGAATTTAGAAACTACACTTGATTCAATATCAGATGTTGGCCATACAAATACCACCGTGCCGGGGTCTTCCTGCATAGCTTTATTGCAAAAATCTGAAATAGCCATACTTTTACCCATTCCAGGTGCAGAATAAAGCAATACTCCACGTTTTTTTGGACGTTGAAGCTTATCGTATACATGAAGCCTATCAAAGAAAGTATTGGCTTCATTAATAATAGTTTGGGTATTTGTAATTGATTCTAAAAGTTTCTTTTTATGTAATTCAGTTTTTTCTGGTATGATCCCCATTTGGGTTTGAGTAAGTAAATACATACCAGGTTTTACTGATAATTTTCTATTATTTTTAGTACTTTTATACTTGAATTGAACTATACCTTCTTCATTTTGAAAGCACAAATCTGATTCTGGCAAAACATCTTCTTTGCCTTTAAGTAAATCATCAAAAGACGTAATTTTTTCAACAATAAATTTACCTTTTGTGGTCATAACAAATCCTTAATATTAACCAATATCATATTTACTCATTTTATGATCATAGCGATCTACGCGCCAACTTTCTGTATCTACTTCTGCTAAATCATGATACTGATACCATATTCCATAACATTCATCATATTCATAAACAATCTTATAATTATTTTCATTCTCACCACCGGATTCAATGCGGAAACTATAGTAATCTAAACGATCAGTATTTTTAATATTATTCGTAGGCTTTTTCATATGTCCCTCTGCAACTGCATATGGCACATTATTATACCATATGCAGTTGTCAATAGAGATTACTCACTGTCAGGGGTTGCCAAACCTTGAAGCTCAGCGGGAAGTACACTGGTGTCAATTTGCGAAGCTTTTGACTTAGTACGCTCAGTTGATTTCTTTTTTGCCAATTCAGCTTTACGATCTGCAATTGCTTGAACAATTGCATCATGCTCTTCTGTACCTTCATCAAATTTACCGCATTTGATAAGATTGTTAAGCTCGCGCAGGCGCTCATCTCTTTTGGGGCCAGTGCCAGAAGCCTTATAGGCTACATTACCATTAAGAGGCTTAGCTTTGCGAAGATGGTTGGTGACCAAACCTTTGGCATAAGTTTTGAGCTTTTTGGTATCTGAACGATCACCTTTATACTCAATATCGCCATTAGCCAAACCATCAAAAATGTTGTCTTGAATGGTGGTCAATTGTTCTTTGGTAAGAACATTAGCCGATGGTGTGTTGATGTCATAAGCTGTACCCAAAGCATTTTTTACTTCGTCTACAACTGCTGTCACTTGCTTCTTCATAACGTCTCCTTAAATGGTGGTTAAATAAAAACCCATACAAATATCAGTAGTTTCGTTTTAATGATTCCAAGTAAAGTCGCGATGTGTCATATTGGTAATAATAGTGATACGTATTTTTTCTTCAGGTAATAATTGCCAATGATAATCAACTAATTGTAATTTTTCTTCTTTAATAGCCTGGTTAATTGCTTTATAGATTAAAAAGGGTAAATCACGTTGTAAACAAGTTGTCAATTCTTGCTTACAAATTTGAGAGATAACCTTTTCATTTGCTAAATAAGTGACTATCTCTGTAAAACATGATGTTTCATCATTTAGCTTTTTTAGGCAATTTATCTCTTGTTGTTGACTCATATTCTACCTTTAGTGTCCATCCATCGAAGCTAGAAATCCAAGCTTTAGCCCAAAGGATTGCATTATCGTCGCTGATTCCATATTTAGGACCAGCTAATACATGTCCTTTGGGTGCTTTAATAACGTAACCGCATCCTTGCTTAGTTAGCACAACACACTTATCCATGTATGGCCTCAATGGTTAGTAATTATAACGGTTCACTTCTTTAATGAGCGATGGAGTCCAATTGTCTTTAATAAAGAACTTCATTTTATTTTTGAATTCATTAGGATCATCCATTGTACTCTTATCGTTAACTTTGACTGGATAGGCAATAAGTGGACAACCACTCCAATGTAGTTTAATAACACCAAAGAAACTTATAATGATTTGTTTTTCTTGAGTACGCATAAGTCTACGCGAGCATGTCACATTAACTTGTTTATCAGCAGCTTTATTAACAACAGCTTCAGTACCGTGCATCCACCAATCATTGGCAATTTTACTACGGTATTGCTTGTGAGTAATCCCAATACGTTTAGCCTGTGACTTCTCTAACTTTGTAACAATACCTGTAATTAGTTTTACCCATGAGAGAAAATTAGGCAGTTCACCTTGGGCCCCAAGTGAAGCCTCATGCTGCATAATAATAGAGTCCCCCATAATATATCTAGCTTTGCAATGCTGTAAGATAATAAATGCCATAGATGCTGCAAAATCTGCTATACACTCAATATTTTTATCTGTGGTTTTTAGGTACTGTACTAGTCGCTCTCCAGCAATAATTTGCCCACCTGGTGATGTAATATAAAGATAAATTGTAGGTGAATTATTCAAAATTAACTTTTGGATAGTTTGCCCAATAGATTTATCATCAATCACTCCTCTTAGTGTAACTGTATTGCTAGTTTCCAATACAATCTCTTCACCCAGAGCTTGAAAAGACCATCCAAAACATATAATTGCCAAAATTACCCACCATTTCCCAAACATCTTCATAGTTTCTCCTTTACGTTACATTTTGTCATTACGAAACCTTACGAAAATGGGAAATCGCATGACACCATCATTGGTTAATTCTTGGTACTTAATCTCAACAATTCGATTAATAATTTGTTCAGGATGATTCCAAAAATCGCTTCTTTGCTCATCATTAAAACCTGAACCGCAACTACAAACTATTCCATTTTCTTGTATGACGTTAATACCACCTAACATGTTTTCATATTTATTTATACCTTCATATATTTCAGTTACTTTACAATCCATAGAAAGCATTGTCTTAAATTTCATTAACTTATTAGATTTTCGCCCACGAAAATAAGGACAATCTTTGGGCAAAAACATAATACCTTCATATCCTTGCTCAATAAAATTTCTTTCCATATTAAGCAAGGTTTGCATATTATCTACATAAGTATGGACAACAATAACCAAATTGCTTATATTATTTTGTACAAAATCCGAATTTAATGCTGCTTTAGCCTCAAATCTATCTGTGGCAATTTGCTTAAAATCACCACTCATCCATTCTTTATAAGAAATACGATCAAAAATGTGATATTTTACATCATTAACCACTGAGTTATCTTGATGTGAAAAAGCCATTTCTTGCATAGCATTAAAGCTTGAGCTCATTATTTCACCATCAAGAACTAATTGTGCTTGAGGCAATTTTCTAATGCTATTTGCTATAGAAGGAAAATTATGGTATTGTTTACCATTGCGACTATACAAAGTAACATCTTGTCCATCTTTAATTGCAAGACATCTATAACCATCAAATTTCTTACTAATCCATCCACCAGCTTTAATAATTTTATCAGCATTTTTACATTTTTTACCGTCTTTTGCCAACATTACATTAAAAACTGGTATTTTATAACCTGCTTTATTAGCGGTACTTTCACTAAATCCAGCTTGTAAATCTTTTTTAATTACTCGGGAATACCATTTGGCCTGTAAGGGATTGCAACTTGATAAAAAAGTTTCTACTTCTGCAATAGCTTGATTTCCAACAATCTCACGTTTTTCTAATTTGTTCAAAATATAAATTAGCTTCGCATGAGCATTAGCAATAGGTTTTGTAGCTTTAGGTGTGACATTAAATTTCTTAATGTGATATTTTTTACTAAATGCCAAAGCAGCATGTAGTAATTCAATTAACTGTGGGGATTTGTGTTGCTTTAAAATTTGTATTTTATCATTTTTACCAGAAGTCTTTTCCAACAATTCAAGCACACTTAATGGATCCATATATTACCTCAAGGGGAATAGTTAATTATTTATGATATGTATGGTATATACGGTATTTACGATTAAGCATTACTTGACATTGATAGCATTTTAAATACTTTTTTCCATCAAATGGATTAACCCTAAACTTAACCGTATTTTTCTTTTCTTCACAGCAATAACATTTTTTCATTATTACTTGCTTTCTTTACTAGAAGAAAATGAAAAATAAGATACACCATGAAATAAAAGATAGGTAAACCATGTAAGCAATATAGCTTGCTTCCAAGTGATGGCAGCAACTACAAAAGACTGTGCAACCATTTCAGGAAAAATGGCAGGTATTATATGGGGCCATATCAGATACACTAAAGTTCCTGGTGCTACAAATATCAAACAAGCTATTGCTAATGTAAAAATTACCATTACAGCTACAATAATAAAACTAAGTATTTTATCAAACATATTAATCCTCTTGACCCTTAAGTGTTTTCTCTAGATCTTTTTCAAATTGTCGTTCATAAACAATTTTTTCTGAATTAGCATTTGCTTTTTCAAAAATAGGATCTTTAAAAACCTCAGCATCCGAACAATGGCCATATGCAATGTAATATTGAAGTTGAAGCTTATCTTCATAAGTCAGCTCAGGATTCTTTTCATTAAGCTTAGCATCAACCCATTCTTTAGCACCTTCTGGCAATGGAATATCAAAATGATCCCAAAATTTCTTTACATTGCGCAAATCTTCAATTGTGGCAGGCAAATCTTGTTGCTTATCTTCTAATGTGGTCATAAAAACTCCTTTTAATTTATATTAAATTAGGATCGTTTTCGCTTAGTTGTTTTCTTTTTCTTAACAGTTTTCTTTTTGGTTGTTTTCTTTTTGGTTGTTTTCTTTTTTGCAGGAGCTACAGGTGCACTACGAATTGAGCGGCATTCCCAGCCTATATTAGGGGTAACCAAAGGCGTACCAATTTCATCAATTATTTTAAACTTCCTAGCACCTTCAGCATCAAGCCATATTTCACGGCTATCAAGTGCACTTTTAATTTTATTTTGTAATTCTTCATATGTCATTGAGCAATTTTTAGCAAGTAAAGTCATAAAGCATTTATTCATTCTCATTGCTTCTTCACCTTGTGCCTTCATACTATACACATCGCCCCATGATCCAGCTGATATATTGTGAATCATTACGCGAGATAATTCACCACAATATCGTACATCTCCATGTGATAAAAGTATTGCACCACAACTGACTGCTTTTCCCATACATACTGTAATAAATTTATTAGGAACTTCATTCATAGTCTCTAGCATTTTTGCTAAACTATCAACATATCCACCATAACTATCAATATATATAATAATTGGGCGTTCTGAATCGCGTTCTGAAATAGTACGAATTTGTTCTCGAAACTCACTGGCACTATTTTCTGTAAATTCATTTACCCAAATTTCATCACTATATTGCTTGGAATGCTCACTTCCACTACTCTTATTGCCCATTTAACCCTCCGTCTCAAGTATATATATCACTAATATTATTATACAAATTCAATATTTTTATACCACATAGGTTCAAGTATAAAATTTGGTAAAATTTATAAGTATATAATTAGTTAGGAGCTTATATGTTTACTATTAAAAATGCAATTATGGAAGTATTATCAAAGACTAAGAGTCTTGGTGATGTACTTTCTAAATTAAGTGAAGAAAATAAAGCAGCATTTTTAGCAGCATTTGGCCTTATGAAAGCAAAACTTAATGGCACTGATTCTTTCTCCACACAAGATAATGGCCAATGGACATTAGAAAAAACATTAGATAAACCCACTATTGGTACTGCATCTGAGCCACAACCAGCTGCGACAATTAATTACTCTGGTTTAGAGCCAAAAGTAACAGTCCATGATAATAAAGCATATACAAAAGATACAGGTAAACCCAAGCCTTGGGCTGGCGCAAGAGAACGTCGAGATCAGGCTTTAAGAAATGCTAATATATCTCCTATTAAAAAAGATGAAGATAAAATTAAAGCTATTAAGGAAAAATACAAGGAGCCTAAAGAAATACCAGAAGAAATAAAAATTAAACAAATCAAAGAAAAATATCGTCAGCAAGATAAGGAGCAAGCTGTGGCACCAGAAAAAGCAGCAATTAAGATTTCTGCTAAAGAAATTAAATCTAAGACTCCGTAATCTCTTTTAATATCTCAATCATAAAACGTTCAACTGCCTCTCCCATGAGAGGCAATTCTTTATCACCTGGATTCATTTCTGATTCTTCTGAAATAATATTATCTTCACGAATATAGGTTTTGCCCTTCCATTCAATTGTAACTTTTAATTTACTCATAATTTATTCCATATCTTTCAATAGCTGATACATAAAGCATAATCACTATATAGTTCCATTTTCATATTATCTCTAATTCTGGCAAAATATCAATACCGAAGTTTTCTACAGCAATATAGTAATATATGAACATAAAGTTATATTCAGGATTGTTATTCATATTGCTTCCATAGCTTCAATAGTTTTGGCTTATTAGCTACAAAATAAAGCTTATCAAACAAATCTAATAATTCCTGATTGGGTTTAGGCGTAAATTGTATCTTCGAAATATTCAAATTAAGGTTATCATATAAATGGCTCAATTGCTGACTAATAAAAGCTTCTTGTTGATTGGCTTTCATTTTTTTACCAAGAGCTCCAGGTATCGCATCTATGTTCTTGTAGATATTTGCTAAGTCTCCATATTGTTCAAGCAATTTACTGGCACCTTTTTTGCCAACCCCTTTAACACCCGGTATATTGTCTACATTATCGCCGGCAATTGCAAGATAGTCGCTAATCTGATTAGGTTGCACATTAAATTTCTTTTTAACCTCTTCATGGCCATATGTAATATGCTTCATGGTATCAAGCATCGAAACATTGTCATCAATTAATTGTAATAAATCTTTATCGCCCGTAACAACCACACAATCATATTGTTGTTTATATTGTTTTACAGCTGTGGCAATTACATCATCAGCCTCATATCCTGCAACCTCAGCACTTGCAATTCCTAACAATTTAATTATATGCCTAATAATCAATTCTTGTGCTGATATAGCATTTACTGAAGCTCTATTGGCTTTATACTCTGGATATATAGATTTACGAAAGCTTCCTTCTCCCTGCCAATCATAACACACAAGTATATTTTTAGGAGAATATTTATGAATAAAAGTATATAACATAGAAAATGTACCATGAATTGCACCAGAAGGAAATCCATCTGGTGTGGTCAATTCTTTATGCACATAATATGCTCTATGAATAAAATTACTAATATCAATTATATAAAGCTTTTCTCTCATTCAGTCTCTAACTCCGCATGTAAGTCTAGTAGCATTAAGTGCAATTCTTCCATTGTAAACAATGAAGTTTCTTCACCATCTCTAATACGAGTTATTTGCTTAGTGAGAGCTTCAGCTTTTTTACTCGCCAAATTAGTTGGTGTAGGAAGTCTTTTGGTTGCCATTGCTATTCCTTTATATAGGTAATAAATGTATATTCTTGTTTAGGTGTAATCCGCTCAATTTCTTCAAAATTCCTAGGTATTGGTGGATAAAAAGCATCCCCATCTACTAGCATGTTAATTTTAGTAAGGTATATCTTGTTAATATATTGTATCGATTGCTTATATATTTCTTCACCACCAATAATAAAAATATCTTCATAGCCTTGATCTTGGTAATATTTTATTGCCATTCTAATATCACCTATAATCAAACATTCTTTTGGAGCAATATAACAAGGATTATGGGTGATGATGCAATTGGGTCTTGCGATCAATGGGGCGCCCATTGACTCAAAGGTTTTACGTCCCATAATAACTGGATTACCTGTTGTTAATTGCTTAAAACGTTGCAAATCTTCTTTAATATGCCATGGAATTGTCCCCTTAAGGCCAATTACATTATTGATTGAGCAAGCGACAATATGTGATACCATTATATCTCCTTATACAGCAATAGGGGCTTTAATTGGTTTCAGCGGCTCATATCCCACTAAATTAAAATCATCAATAACATAATCATCAATGGATTTCTTGGAGGGGACAAATAATTGTGGAATAACTTGGCCATTATGAGGATATGGTCTACTCAGGTATTCTTTTACTTGCTTAAGGTGATTGGTGTAGATATGGCAATCACCCACAGTAATCTTTAATTTACCTGGAGTATAACCTGTAACTCCACATATCAAATGCATAAGCAAACTATAGAGTGCTATATCATATGGTAATCCAATAAATGTATCTGCACTTCTTTGATACATTTGCAAATCTAATTCTTTATTGTTATTTATATAAAGTTGCCAAAAAATATGGCAAGGTGGTAGGTTCATTTCAGGTAAATCACCTACATTCCATGTATTAACAATATGTCTGCGTGAAGTGGGGTTGTTTTGTATATCATCAATAATTTGCTTAATTTGGTCAATATGATTGCCATTCTTATCTGTCCAATTACGCCATTGATACCCATACATAGGTCCCACATGGCCATCATCATGGGCCCATTGATCCCATATCTTAACCCCATTGTCTTGTAAGAACTTAATGTTGTCTTCACCCCTTAACATCCATAAAAGCTCCACAATCATCGTTTTGAGATACATTTTCTTCTTTGTAAGAATAGGAAAGCTTTTTTGCAAGTCAAATGTCATATTAACGCCAAAAACAGCATAAGTACCTACGCCAGTTCGGTCATCGCGGTACTCACCATTAGCCAAAATATCTTTCAAAATATCACAATAAACTTCTTCATTTTCTATCATATTTTCCTCCATATTAGTATTATACGGATTATCATATTGATTAGTTAAACAGCATGAGCAGTGAATTACAAATACTATTTCATATAATAAATATAGTATAATAATTGTAATAACATTATATATTTTTATAATAAAAATAAGCACATAAGGTAACTATAGAATATGCAAGAATTCCAGCCGGTTGGTTTTAGTGAGGTTATTTTCAAAGAAAGATATGCGTTTACTGAGACTGAAACATGGGCTGAAATGTGCCGTCGTGTAGCACATCAAGCAGCCATTGCAGAGACCTCAGAAAAAGTACAAAAATATGAAGATAAATTTTATAATATATTATTAGCCAATGCTTTTATTCCCGGCGGACGTATCTTATATAACTCAGGACGACCTAAGCCTCAATTGCTAAATTGTTTTGTTATGAAGAGTGATTTAGATAGCAAAGAAGGGTGGGCAAAAGTAACTCATGATATGATACTAACCTCTATGTGCGGTGGTGGTTGTGGTATTGATTTTAGTGATATTCGTCCACAAGGGGCAGAGATTGCTGGACATAAAGGGGCAGCTCCTGGCCCAACAGAGTTAATGAAGCTTATTAACAATTGTGGTGATCCTATTCGCGCTGGTGGCATCCGTCGTACAGCCTTAATGTTTTCATTAGATATTACACACCCATCAATTGAAGAATTCCTTAATATTAAACTTAAAGAATCTGAGTTAAAATTAGCTAATATATCTATTCGTAGTAAGGATACAAAGCGATTTATAGAAGCTGTTCAGAATGATGAAGAATGGGAACTTGAATGGAAAGGGAAATATAAAAATACAATCAAAGCTCGTAAACTATGGAATATTATATGTGAAAATGCATGGAAAAGTGCAGAACCTGGATTTCTCAATTGGGAATTAGTAGAGAATGAAAATCCAATTTATTATTGTGCAGATTTGATTACGACCAACCCCTGTGGTGAACTGCCCCTAGAGGCATATGGTGCATGTGATTTAGGTCATTTAGTATTGCCTCGTTTTGTTAAAGGAAATGGCGTTGATTGGGAATACTTGGGTGAAACTATTCGATATGCTGTACGATTTTTAGATAATATATTATCAGTCAATACCTTTCCCTTACCGGAAATGAGAGCTATTGCAGATTTACATAGACGTATTGGATTAGGAACCACAGGCTTGGCAGATATGTTGGCTATGTTAGATTATCGATATGGCAGTGAAGATGGTAATAAGTTTGTTGATAAGCTATATAAATTTATTAGCAAAAATGCTTATGAAAGTTCAGTAATGCTAGCAGTTGAAAAAGGCCCCTTTCCAGCATGCAAACCTGATCTTCATGTTAAAAGTGGTTTTGTAAAACGATTAACACCTAAAATCAAAAGCTTAATTAAAGAGCATGGTATTCGTAATTCAACATTATTAACTGTTGCTCCTACTGGTACAGTTAGTATTGTAAGTGGGAATTGCTCTAGTGGAATTGAGCCTATGATGGCACCAGCTTATGAACGTTCATATTTCAAAGCAGATAAACGCTGTACTGAATTGGTACTTCACCCATTATTCAAAACGTTTTTAAAAACAGGGAAAAACGTATCTCATTTTGTTGGAAGCCGTGAGCTATCTGTACGTGAGCATTTAGAAATTCAGAAAATAGTCCAGCGACATATTGATAGTAGTGTATCTAAAACTATTAATTTACCTGAGGATTATGATTTAAAGGATATGTCGGAGGTTTGGTTGGAATATATGCCTTATCTTAAGGGCACAACATTCTATCGGGAAAACTCTAGGTTTTTCTATGATGCTGATGGTAATAAATTACCGCCACCAATATCCAAATTCTATACGGCCAAAGAAGCCAAAAAGCTTTATAAACAACAAGCTAAAACTAGTGATCATACTGAAATTCAACAATGTAAAAGTGGATCATGTGATATTTAATCACCTTAAAAACACCCACCTATATAATAGGGTGGTGGCAAAGCTGCAACTTCGCTATTAGGACATACCTCTTGCCACCATACATATGGACTACCGGTAATTACTTTATGACATTTAGTACATCTATATCCATCTTTATATTGCTTAAACCAATGTCTATTATGTGTGCTCATATTATTCCATTATTGCCTTAAGTGTTTTATAGTGCATATTTTTCCATTTATGATTTTTGGAATCTATTACCCTACAATAAATATTCATTTTTATCTCAAAGTCATCCCATGGCTCATAAGTATCTATATATTCGCCGCATTTATCAATCAAATCATCTTGAATTTCTAATATATAAATTCTTTCTTGAATCTTATTATATTTTGTCTCTAAATCTGA